GTTCCTCTTTAGGTTCCTCTTTAGGTTCTTCCTTAGGTTCTTCTTTAGTTTCCTCTTTAGGTTCCTCTTTAGGTTCCTCTTTAGGTTCTTCCTTAGGTTCTTCTTTAGTTTCCTCTTTAGGTTCTTCCTTAGGTTCCGTTTCTAAAAGTGTCTTTATTTCCGTTAATTTTTCATCAGAATAGTTGCTAAGTTTATTAATTATAGATGTCCTAATAGGATTAACCGTATTATTAATATAATCATTTCCTAAATATTCCTTTAGAATATCTTTTAGAGGTAGTTCTTTCCTGATAGTTTCTATAATAGATTTTTCTATAATTTTATCACATTCTCTTCGATTCTTTTGTTTATCTTTATTGGATACACGATCATCAAATAGGAAAGAATTTTTCCAAATATTTCTTGCAACATCAATATAACATTTATGAATAAAATGACTGGTTTTAGGTATTTTAAGATTAAGTTTACCTTTATCTTTATTCATATTGATTGATGTTAAAATACGCGTATGACTAACAAAAACCGCAGTAATAAGTTCATCTAACCAGTCACAATTAGAAACAGAAACAATATTATTGTATTCTTTATCTATTATATCTTGATTCCATATAGGTATTTGACTTAGTTCTTCTTGGAATTTTTTCAAAACATAGGTGGATTCCTTAGATTTTATAAAAAGTTTATGGACCGTTTTATAGACACTTGGTTTTATAATGTGTATAAATTGTTGGGTATATTCGGTCTTAGCGTCGACTAAAACGGCTAAACTTCCTTCTTCCATATTATAAAAAAAATATAAATAAAAAATGTTTATAACGCAAATTATAATTTATTAATCTCTTCTTGGATTTTTTGTTCCATAGTTAGTTCAGTACTTTCCTTAGGTTTAAAATTGTTAGATTTATCATCTATTTCTACAATAGGATAATCATATTTTCCAGCTGTTTTTATATGATATGGATTATCTGTTAATGAAGATAATAATTCCGGGTTTATTCTATCTGAATTATCGCTATAAGAATGGTCCCTGTAATTAGATAGGTTTATTTTAGTTTGTCCTTTGCTAACTTTAACAGAACTTCTAGGTCTTTGTGTTTTAGTTTCAGCCATTTGTTTTTTATGGGTAATTTGTACATCTTTACTACCTATACTTTTCTTAGCACCAGATAAAGTTGGAGCTCGACCCTTTGAGATTAGTTCTTTATTAATATTTAGTGAAGCGTTGTAGGAAGCATCGTATGATGAAGGTAATTTGTTTTTAGAACCAGCAATACCTGAATACTTATGATTAGATGTAAACTGGCGATTCGTATTTGGTGCCGTTGTATTAGAAATCTGGTAACCTCCGTCTTTGTTGAATTTAGGTTGTCCATGGTTCTTTTGTTCTATAGTTGTTTGTTTAATAGTAACTTTAATAGGTTGATTAGAAAATTGTTTTAATTTGGGTGTTTTTGTGCCTATGTTCAAATTAGTATCTACAGTATCGAGTGTATTTCTAATAGTTATTTTGGGTAGTGTATCATATTCATAAATTTTATTTTTCTCACCACTTTTAATATTACCTTCCCGTTTGTTATGAATCGTAGTTTCTTTGATTGTAGTTCTAGCAATATCATTTGGATCATAAACAGTTTGTTTGTTAGGTACACTCATACCAAGGTTACCTTCTGGACGGATATTACCTTCGAAATTTTCTTTCTTTGTTCTTTTCAATTTATCTAATAATGGAGAAATGATAGACTTAACCGTGGTATTTAAGTTAGATTTATATGTTCTCTGTTGGGTTACATCTCTTTCATTTGGATAGGCCATAAAGGTATGTTTCCCGTAATCCGAAATTTTTTCTACAGAGTTCCATGTTCCTTTAGAATGAATATTTCTAACGCCATCATTTTTATAGTTATTTTTAGTAGATTTTTTAACATTAGGGTTTAATTTATGATAATTTTTATCAGATTTTGCATGACCTAAAAATGCTCGACTTCTTGTTCTGTTTGTTGTTTTTTCATCAACATTAAAATTCAATCTTTTTTTATCTTTAAGATAAGCACCAGTAGTCTTGAAATACCGCGACTGGTCATTTTTATAGAACGTATCTGGTCTTCTTTTGCTAATTCTACCAATATGTTTACGTTTACCATTAATAGATTTACCTTTAATAACTACACCTTTATAACTGATTTGTTGATTATTTTTAGTTCTTAATTGGTCTATAGTTTTAGGTCTAATAATATCCTGAATTTCTGTCTGATGGAATCCACCAGTTGGTTTATTACCATATTCTTGTCCTAAACCAGGACCAACTTTAATTTGGTCGAAAGGAAGTTCGCCTCGTCTTATACTAGACCTATGGAGACGGTCCTTTTCATATTCATTAATATTTGGGGCACCATTAACATGTGTAAGGTTTTTAACTGGTTTAAAAAAAGGTCTGGATTCAGATTTCTTATAATTAAATTCACTTTTCCCACTTAATGCCTGAAAGACTCTATTTTCTCTTTGCATCAATCGTTCTTTATTTGGATCTTCTATAGTTTTATCTTTTTCGGAATACATAGGAACCATCCCATTATCATCCATTAAAAAATTTTCCTTAGTTAAAAATTTACTCTTCGGAGTTAATCCATTAGAGAACTGTTGACCTATATACGATTCATTCTTTTGTCTTTTTAAAACTGGTTGTTTATTAAGTAAATTTAGTTTTCTTTGTTCTTCAGTTCCCTTAATTTCATTATCTTGAACACTGAGTTGTTTCGGGTTAGAATTAAATGACTCTTTTACCTCCTTAGTTTCATCATCTTTTTTATTATTGACGTATAAAAATCCTAATAATCCCAATGCCATATACAGCTGTATCATTTATATATTATAATATATTATTTAAAAGAAAAAACACATTAAATAAAATGGCATCACTAATTTATAATACTGATACATTTTTTGAAATAAAAAAGAATTATGTTCTTAAAAATACTGAAATTGATAAATTATTTAGCGACTTGTTTAATTTAAAAAAAAAAACATACTTTAAACAGGATTTTTCTATGATTGATAAGAAAAAAAATGAACTGGTTAGTTATCTAAATAAAATTACACCAAATAACTATAATAATATGTTTAAAATAATGTTTGAAATATGCACAGAACATAAACTAACACTATTCCTTATTGAAAATATGTTTAAATTATCTACGTCACAATCTATTTATTGTACCTATTATGTTAAAATTATTAAACAATTTCTAGAAAAAACCGAAAATAAGAAAGAAATTATGGATTATATTGTAGAAAAAAGTAGTGAATTTAAAAATGTTTCTATAAAAAATAATATAAAGGACAATTTTGGTCTAACCTATGATGAATTTTGTGAGAATAATAAACTTAAATTATTTAAAAAGGGTTATTCACAATTCCTAGGAGAACTTTATCTAAATAATATTATTGAATATTCATTGGTTATTGATACACTTAATACCATTATATCTAATCTTAAAACCATTCTTAAAACTTCAAATACAGATTTTATTGAAGATTCAATCTTGTGTATAGAAAAGATTTGTAGCACTATTTCTAAGAAAATGAACGTTTATGACAGAAAAAAAATTATAACTGATTTTGAAGAGATACAAAAACATGAAGCTATTTCAAAAAGACTAAAGTTTAAAATTATGGATTTAAAGGAGAGTCTTTAATATTTTATCAATGGGTGAAGTTCAAGACCGTTTGTTATCTATTTATGAAAATAAAAAGACTGAATTAATACAATTATATATTACAGAAAGGCAAAGATGTAATGAATTGGGAGCTCTATTTAGTTTTACTAAGGGTGATGAGTTAAAGTCTGTATTTTATCCAATATCTGATCCTATTGTTTCAGAAGAAACAAAAAAGGACATTATTGAAAAAAACAATTACAGGAATACCTATGCTTTCTTTTTTTTTACAGATGTCCCTACAAACACAACCATTCTTACAATAGAAGATTTAGATTCAAAAGTTTAATTAAAACATACTTAAGAATGAATTAATCAATACATTTATAATGTGTGGCATTCTAGGTGTTCTTGGTGACATTCGAGAACGTGAGTATTACCTTAATAAAAGTAAATTGATGCGTCATCGTGGTCCAGATTGGAATGGGATGTACTATTCTCCTGATCAAAAAATTGCAATTTGTCATGAACGACTTTCTATTATTGGTGTTGATAATGGATCACAACCAATTATTTCAGAGTGTGGTAATTATATTCTATCTGTTAATGGAGAAATCTATAACTATAAAACACTACTTAGTGAAGTTTTGGGTGATAAGTATAAAGGTAATACCGAAAGTGATTGTGAGGTAATTATTTATCTCTATAAAGAATTTGGTATTAATTTTATTAAAATGTTAGATGGTATTTTTTCATTTATTCTGTATGATATTGAAAATAAAAAAGTTATTGTCGCAAGAGATCCGATTGGTATTATCCCACTCTACCATGGACTTGATTCCTCTGGTTCTTTTACGATTGCTTCAGAACTAAAATGTTTTCATGATGTAGAGAAGGCAGAAGTAGTTAACCCTGGGTCTTATTTGTGTTATGATTTTACTACTAAATGGGAACAGGTTGAATCAGGTATTTATTATACACCAGAATGGAAAACTTCTAAATACTCACAAGATATGGACGAAGAAAAAATCAAAGATACTATCAGAACTTCTCTGATTGAAGCAGTTGAAAAACGTCTAATGTCAGATGTTCCTTTTGGAGTTCTTCTTAGTGGAGGTCTTGATTCAAGTCTTATTGCGTCTATTGCCAATAAAAGCATTAAAGCAAAAGAGAATTCGTTTTGTGGGAAACTACATACATTTTCTATCGGTCTAAAAAATTCACCCGATATTCTTGCTGCTCGTAAAGTTGCAGATTATCTAAAATCCGAACATCATGAATTGAGTTTTACGGTACAAGATGGGTTGGATTCTATTAAAGATTTGATTTACCATTTGGAAACGTTTGATGTTACAACTATTCGTGCTAGTACACCTATGTTTCTAATGTCTAGAAAAATTAAATCATATGGTGTTAAAATGGTTCTTTCTGGTGAAGGAGCTGATGAGATTTTTGGGGGATATTTGTATTTTCACCAGGCACCAAATAATGATGAATTCCATAGCGAATGTGTTAAACGTGTAGATGAATTGCATCATTTCGACTGTCTTCGTGCAAATAAATCTACTATGTCATGGGGAATAGAGGCAAGGGTTCCCTTTTTGGATAAGAAAGTTATTTCTAAATGTATTACGATTCATCCAGAACTTAAATGTAAAAAGATTGAGAAATATATTCTAAGGGCTGCTTTTGATAAAGACTATCTTCCGGATGATATTCTATGGAGACAGAAAGAACAATTTACCGACGGGGTTGGTTATAATTGGCTCGATACTCTTGTTGAACACTGTAATAGTTCTGTGTCAGATGTAGAATTCGCTTCCCTACAAAAGAAGTATGGAGTTAAAAATAAAGAAGAGGGGTACTACCGAAAAATCTTTGAAGAACTGTTTCCAAACAAAGGTAGTATTGTTCCAAGGTGGATTCCTAAAACGGAATGGGATGGTGTAAGTTATGACCCATCAGGAAGGTCACAACTTGTCCATAACTCAAATTAAATAAATTAAATAAATAAATTAACATAAAATTTTAAAAAGGAAACATTTTCCTTTCTTCTTTAGCACAATATTTTTCTTATCAACCTTTATAAGATTATCTATTATAGAAGGTGCTATACTTTTTAGGATAGGATCAACAATTGCATCATCACCAAATCCATCGGTTTTATCAATAAACCGCATCAATAATTCTAAAACTAATTCTTTTTTTTCTGAACCATTTAATGCTTTGTATTTTTCAACACATTTAATAAGAGGTGGGATTATATCAACTAAAGTTGTTAAACTTAAATTACTTAATTCCTTAGTAAACATTTTTTCTATTTTTTCGTAATCATTATTTATTACAGCATTCGCTTTATATCTGTGGACGGACATTATAATATAATACAACATAAAAATTAAATAAAATATGAACTAATAGATACGATTAGTAACAACATAAATTCTTTGTTACGTTCTGTTAAATTGTATAAATCTTCTCCGATTAACCTAATATCCTTTATACTTTCCTTGTATTTTTTGTAATAGTTAAGTAGGTAGTATCCAATAGTAAATGTAAGAATAGGTTTTAATAGACTCATTATTATATGATTATATATTTATACTGATTGCTTCTCTTTTAATTCAGATTTAGATCTTTCTAATGCAGCTTTTTCTGCTGCAGCAAGACCAACATAAAATCCCAGAGCAAAAGAAATAAATGGTTTTAGTAAAAGCATTATATTAATAAAATATTTTTATACAGCCATTTCAGCTTTGATATTTGGATATGGTTCATAACCAATAACCTCGAAATCTTCAAATTCAAAATCCATAATATTATTACGTTTTTTATTAACCTTTAGCATAGGATATGGGCGTGGTTCTCTTTTAAGATTTTCTTCTACATGTTTAATATGTGAAGTATAAATATGGGTATCTCCTGTTACAACCGTCAACATCCCTGGTGTATAGTTAATACCTTCTAGATTACAAATCATATAAACCAGAAAAGCACCAGTACAAACATTCCAGTTATTAGCCAGAAAGAAATCGGAACTTCTAAGATATATCATCAAATCCAACTTCTTATCCGTACTATTTACATAGAACTGATATTTACATAGACAAGGTGGTAGTGCCGCATTAGCGAGTGTAGAACCATTCCACAGGTCAATAATAATTCTTCTACTGGAAGGGTTATTTTTAATTAGATCAATAACATATTCTAACTGGTCAAATCCCTTTCCAGTATAATCTTCTTTACATGTTTTGTATTCTGCACCATAGTGCCTAAAATTAAATCCATATGACTCACCCATATCATTTTCTGGATAATGAGATAGACCTCTTGAATCTAAAAACTCTCGGGTTGTATTTCCCTTCCAAATTGTAATACCTTTATCATTTAGAATCTGATTATCTGTTTTACCACTTAGATAAAATTTAAGTTCCTCAAAAATAGCTCTTACCCACATCCTTTTAGTAGTAAGGAGAGGGAACGTTTTACTAATATCATATTTAAAAGTTAATCCAAATTGTGATAAGGTTCCAATACCAGTCCTATCTATATTTTTATAACCCAGTTTGATAATATTATTTAGACTACACATATATTGTTGTTCTTCCTGATTTTTCCATTTTTTAGAACCATTTTTATCATAAACAAATTTACGATAATAAATATCCTTTTCTTCACAAAAATCAGATACAGTATTTAGAACAAAATCTTCTGGGATTTTAGGAAAAAATACATCACACTCATATTTTTTATAAACTTTAGTCATAAATATTTTATCACACATTTCTTTATCCAAACATTCTTTATAAAGAGACCCACCACCAATTAAAAACACATTTGTTTTACTACTATTATCTATAGAATTAATAAGAGTATCCACCTCTTCAAGAGAATTACAAGTAAATACACCATCAGGAACTTTATAATCTTGATTTCTTGTTAGAACAATATTAATACGATCACTTAGAGGTCTATGTTTTTCAGGAATAGATTCCCAAGTTTTTCTACCCATAACAACTACATTTTTATAAATAGTTGTAGTAGTATGTGTGGTGATCTTTTTAAAATAGACAAGTTCTCCACTAAGATACCAAGGGATAGTATTACCTTTACCAATACCATTTTTATTGCAGCAAGCGACAATAATTTGAAAACCCATTATAGAATAATTTATATACTAAAACTTTAAATAATCAAATTATTTTTTTAATAAATATGAAAATAATGATTCAGAATTACTTGAAACTGAAAAGGTATCTGAAAGATTATATTCAGAATACCACCACCCATATGGTATATAAATCATTTGTTTCTCCTTTAGTATAACTTCAATATATTTCAACTTGTAAAAGTTTGGTACAGATGATTTATCCTTATCCCAAAAATCCAGATTACTATAACCATTATGTATATATAAGTTCGGTTCCTGTAATGGATTAAATATTATAATTTTTTTCATACCCTTTAAATTTACCTTTAAAAACCTATAACTTTTTACTTGAACAATCGGTTTATATGAATCTTCTTCTTCACTTTCTATTTTAAAATTATACGTAAATGAAATTGGTATATGATAGTATTTAAAATAATCATGAAGAATATTCTTGTTTTCATTATTTGTTCTGTTTAATTTATTACTATCCAAATCGGTAAAAATGTTTGTAAATACTGCAACTGATTTATTCATTAAAACTGTCTCGTATTCATCTTTAATCGGATTATTACCTTGTAGAATCTCATAATTATTATTGGGGCTATTTATAAAAATATATTGACTATAAATTATAATTAAAACTACAAAAAATAGTAAAATAAATAAATTATTCATATTACAACTTTATTTTTTTATTTTATTTTTTCAACTTATTAATTAATAATAGACAAATTTATATTTATATTTAAAGTTATACTAACTATTATAATTATAATGGAAACTCCTGTCTCGAACGTCCCTGTTTTTACCGATTCTTATGGAACTCAAGTGGGAAGGGTGAAATGGTTTAGATCCAAACTTGGATATGGATTTATTACAACATGGGATAATGAAAAGTCCCAAGAAGTTGATGTGTTTGTTCATCAGTCTCACATTAAAACCCAGCATAGTCAATACCGAACACTAAAGGAAGGGGAATATGTTTCTCTAAATGTTAGTGTTGGTGATGATTCTCAACAGGCTGTTGATGTTACGGGTGTCCATGGCGGACCACTCATGTGTGACAATCAACACGCTCGTCAGAGTCATAATGATCACCATGAAGATGACCACCACACCTCTGAGGTTGTTGCACATGAATAAATTATAAATCTACTATTATCATAGAATGATCACTTAGGTCAAAATTAGAATAGTTATAATACTGTTTTACGTCAACCCCTTTATAAAATATATAATCTACCCTTCTTTTATGAATATGTGTGTACTTATTAGTATTATTTAGTTCATGACTATCTTTATAATTTTGTTTTATTATTTCTACTACTTTGTTATCCTCTGGAGTATGAATATATTCATAATTTTTCATATACCTCATTTCGGTATCAGTATAATCGCTTGATGTTAATGAATTAAAATCACCTAATATAATCGATTTGTTATTATGAACATTATTAAGTATTCTTTTGACTTGTTTAAATCTAATATCTTCTTCTTTCTGGTTGTTATTTTTAAATTTATATGTATCTGTAAATAAATGCGTGTTTACAACAGTAATCGTTTCATTTAATTTTATATCAAATAGTAATGCCTTCCTATTATATTTAAGATCTAATACCTGTTTATTTTCTAATTTTATTTTGGATGCAACAAACAGAAATGATTTCTTATCAAATATAAAATAGCTATATCCTATTTTAGTAAATGTTTTCTTTACTGTTTCATAATTATATAAATAGACCCCTTCTACCATTTTTCTTGGTACTACTACTTCCTGTAAACATAAAACATCTATATCCTTTGTTTTAATGTAATCTGAAAGTCTATCCAGTGTTACATTATCTGAGGTATCCCTAAAATAATGAATGTTATATGTTGCTATTCTAAGACTACCTTTCTTTTTAATTTGTTGTTTGTTGTTATATAACTGTTTAAATTCAACTAAATCAGTTAATTCATTTTTTTTTATATTATTTGTTATATTCTTTACACTTTTATCGAATATGAAATTAAAAAACATCAAACATATTAAGAATATATAATAAACTGTAATAGAATAAGATATATTAATTTTAGGTGTGTCTATCTTCTTAACATCAAATGGCGTAGTTTCATCTATTAATATTAGATAGACATTAGAAGTAATGTTTTTAAAACTTTTTTCAGTAAAAAACCCATTTAGTTTATTTTTTTTAAGAAAATAGATAAGTTTCTGGTTACTTAATTTCATTTGTAGGATATTTAGAATTAATTCATCGTCTATTTTAAGCAACTTAAGTTTAGTTTTATTATTAAATACAAACATAGATGAATTGTCCCCATAATTACCAAATGCCTTTAGTAGGAAATTAAGACCTTTTATTTGATTTATTTGATAATCTGTATTATCTGATAAATAGATTAATCTACCATTAATTATATTTTTGAATGAATTTGAAATATGATAAAAATTCATAGGACTTATATTTTTTATATACATATAATATGTATAACAATTTTTTATCGACTATTTTAGCAGTAATACATACTATTGCATTTCTATCTGTAATAATACCCTTCGTTTCTAATAATATATTTATACTAAAATTATACCTATATTGGCTCATATTTATCTATGCTGGGTGGATATTTTTTAAAGATAAATGCTGGCTTTCAATAATAGAAAATAATGTTTCAGATAATAGCAAAGATGAATGGGCGCTACACCTATATATTACAAAAATATTCCCTAATTTCAAAAAAAAACACACCGCTATCTTCTTCTATTTGTTAAATTATACCGCTCTTATATTGGTAACTTATAAATTAGATATACTACATTTAGGAATATTATGGGTATTTTTTTATGAGTTTTTTAAAACACTAATAAATAAAAATTGATATAAAATAAGTTAATTAATTAATTAAACAAACAAAGATCCAGGATGATACACCCCACAGTTCAAAGAAGAATAGATTCCGCTATCACTGATAAATTACAAGAAAATATTGGTATTCCTAAAGACTTCAAAAAATATATTACGAATGTATCAGGTAAACAGGATAGTAATAGAATAGTAGTTGAAGTAGAGTTTTGTTATAAACATGATGGCTATTATTTTGAAAATCTTCCCCCAGAAATAAATAATAAAATTAATGATTATTTAGATGATACACTTAAATTATCCTTTGTTCTTAACATACCACATGATTATCCATTTAATCCTCCAATATGGATGCTTTCTAACATATCTACTTCTATTTCTAATTTAAATTTACTAATATCTTATTATAGTAGTAAAGTTGTTTATCATAATGAAACACTTTTAAAAAATTGGTCTCCAGCTATACTAATAGACAAGGACATACTATTATTTATGACTAAAATACTAAATTTTGACGATATTATAAATAATATTTACGTTTAAAATACCGTATCACATTTACCACTTATAACACGTAATACATTGTAATTAATTGCATATATATTATCGGCATTTGTAAGAGGAGAATCTGTAACTAATTTAACCGTTTTTATATTCGAAAAATTACATGCTCCAGAAGGCATTGGATCTTCTGGTTTAAGAGAAAACGAATAGCAATTAATTTTTTTTGATAATTTAGTGACATTATAACCGTCTGTGTCTAGTTTATAGATAGATGAAATATTTATAAGACCTGCTGATTGTCTCATTGTGGGAATATCAGTACCTTTATTTATACCAAAATGAGTATTAGCCTCATTTGGATTATTATTATTAATTTTATTATATATTGGTACCGATAGTCTAAATCCAATAGCAACACCTTCTTTAATTTTTGCTTCATGCTCTGTTATATTTGGTGATTCAACACCTTTATCTATATCTATAATTTTTGATATAATATTAATACTTTTAGTTGTACTGGTCGAGGTGTAATTCGCACCGTCATAAGATAGTCGATTACCTAAAGTTTGTTTTCCAAAAACAGTAAATAGTAATGTATCTCCTATAGATAATTCATTAAACTTATGCTTCTCATCTGCTGAAAAAAAATAATAATCTGGTTTATTTTCATTATTTTCATTAGTTGGTAAAACTTGTTTATATCTTTTCGGTTCATCATTTATATTTATTACTCTACCTATTGAAAATGTATCACGGCCAGCTGTATCATTTAATGGAATTCCCTCGGTGGGCGTAGAATTAGAAGCTCCAACATCGTCATTTACTGTTTTAGATAAATCATTATGTGCAAATATAAGTTGTGATGATAGTGTATTACTTATAATAGATGTGTTATTTTCTGTGTCTAATGGAGTTGTTGTTATATTCTGGAATGGTATAGTAGTATGATAGTCATAGGTCTGTCTTAACTGAAAATATTCTTCTGGTTGGCTAGAAAATCTATCTTCATCATCAAATGTTAGTTTGGCACTACCATAGGCATTAACTAGATTACTGGTCCAAATAATTTCTTTAACAGGTTGAAAGAAATTTAGTATAGTTGAAGTCTTATTACTTGCCTGTTGAACTTGTACTTGTTCTATAAGATATTCGTGTGATATAGTTGAAAATCGCCTTTTTTCATCTACATCTAAATGTATATAATCAGCATGTACTTCCAAAGAAGCATTTGTTCCAACATCATTACCTATACCCCAAGTAAAATTTAAAACAACTGACTGTGTTTGTATTGCTATTAGTGGTAGAGCCTGTCCTGGACTTTTACAGAACCAGAAATTTAAAGGTATTTGTGTTGTTTCTATAGTATTCGGAAATAATGTTTCATTTAAAGTATTACCTACATTGTTAAGCATAGATTTAAATCCCCTTAATTTAGAGCCAGGTGTAGTTAATTCGTTTTCTATATCCATCCATTCTTGTGTTTTTTTACATATAATTTTTCCACCTATTTCTAATTCTACTGTATTTATTATTTTTGATCCATTTGTTATATTACTATCATGTGATACTACATATACATTTTTTAGAAGGTCTCCATCTCTGGATATAACTACATTACATTTAGTATTATTTGTTGGATGTAATTCAAAGTATCCAGTAATAAATTGTTTTACTGTATCTATTGTAAAATTAGTATGGCGTCTATATACAACTTTAAAAAAACTTATCTGTGGATTACCAACAATATATAAATCATTATTATTAGATGCGGATTGTATAAATGAACCATTAATATTTTTACGTAATTTATTATTAAGATTTTCACTAGATTTCATATTATATAATTTGTTTATATAATATTATTTAAATTAAATTAAAAGGAAAAAATAAAAACTATAAGTTTAGTTGGAGTATGCGAGACCACCCATACCACTCATGATACGGAGGACGTTGTAGTTAATAGCATAGCAATCAACATTAGCCAGTAAATCATCACTTGAAACTAGGTGAGCACTATCAATTCTCGAGAAGTTGCATGTGCCAGATGGCTGGTGTTCCTCCGGCTTAAGAGCAAAGGAATACACGCAAATACCATTAAGACAACCACCACCATTAGACACCTGCCTGGCGTTGTTCGTGCCATCCACATTAAGACCACCATAGCCCGAATGGTATTCGTTAACCTGGAGACGCGAGAAATATGTAGACTCACGAGGAGAAAAGCGGTCGTGACCATTTAGTTTTAAATGAAACGTGCAGTCCGCGTTGGTAGTAACATTTCTAATACTAGTACCACACAACCCAACACCGCCGTTGGCGGCCGGGGCGGGCTTATCTTCGTCGTTACCTGCCCAAATCAATTCTTTAACCGGATGATTAAAGTTTAGTTCGTGATCACCAGCTGGTGTTTGGAGTCTACGTTCCTGGACCTGTTCGATAAGGTATTCGTGCGAAACCTGTGCGAAACGTCTGCGTTCATCTGTATCAAGATAGATATAGTCAACCCATAGTTTATTAGCTTCGACACCCTGGTTGAATAGAGTGGCAATTCTGTGGTTCAAATTAACCTTGACCTCGTGGTACTGGAGGGCAATAAGCGGGAGAGCAAGACCTGGGTTTTTGCAGAACCAGAATCTAAGTGGGATATGCATGTGGCGGAGTAACGTTTCGCCATTCATATCGGCGGCGGCCTCGGTATAACCACCAAGTTGACCACCCATACCAGCCATATTCTGGAACAAAGTACCCATACCATTGGCACCCTTTCTATGTCCAGAACTAACCATACCATTAGGGTTTCTCTCAGTTAACTCAGCCCAAACCTCTAAGAATTTACCACTATGTTTATCAATTTTCTGACCACCAATTTCAATCTCAACATCAGTAATCCAAGCCGAACCAGGATTAAAACATTTTCCAGCAAGATTGCCTGTCTCAGTAGACATACCGGTGGTTCCTTCAATTTCTAAATACATTCTGTGAACAAGGTCACCATTGCGAGAAATCGTTGCCGTGCAGCGACCATCAGTCCTCGAAGAACCATTCCACGTCTGCTCTATAGACTCCATCGAGAAGTTAGTGTGTCTGCGGTAGACCACTTTAAAGAAAGTAATTTGCGGATTACCAGTAAGGTAAACGTCCTGTGCGCCGTAAGCTACGAGTTGCATTAATCCTCCACCCATTTTG